TTCAAGATGATTCTTTTTCTGTTGCCGGAGCGGTCAATATGGATAAATCATGGAACGCCATTTAAAAAATAATCCACAATAGCTATAATTATCACCGATTTGTTATATTTGCAATGCTGAAATTCCCAACAATGATACTTATTCATTCAAACTTATTTGACCCCTTGCGGGTATTCCTGATGGTTGGTGTGTTGGCACCTTCAGCGCCATTTGGGGTATCCGTGAGGGGTTTCTCATTTTAGGATATGTCTGATGTTAAATACCATAAGATAACCCTAAAGAACTACGATCACGTGTTTAATTTTCACGAAGCCAATATTGAATTTGGGGTAAGTACAGTAAACGGAAAAGGCTGGTATTTGGATAAAAATGGGTATTGGATTGACATTGAATTATTTGCAAATAAGTCGGAAATTTTGACGCATATCGCTTTGCGTGTTTATGTCAGGCGGGCATAGCACGAACTTAATTATTAACCGCAAGCTGTCCGCCCGCTTGCATAAACACGCTGTTAGCAGCAGTTATATTTTATGGAAACAAATGTAAAGGAATTTCACCAGGCTGAATTTGAATTAAAAATTGATACAATTATTCAGCAGTTAAGCGACAAAGATTGTCAAAGAGTAGAATTTTTAAGAGGTATGCTCGCAGCTTACAGAGAGATAGTAGAAACTCGTCAAGGATGGGTTAAAAAGCAAGTTAATGACTACTTCAAATAATTGCTGCTAACATAAGTAAAAAAGTGTAAAGAATGAACTCTTACGAATTAACACGTGCGCTTTTTGATTGGGGGTATGATAACCCCGACCTAATCACACCTAATCACATCGCATTATACTGCTTTGCAATAGAGCATTGTAACCGGTTAGGATGGAAGGAAAAGTTCGGCCTTCCATCTGGTATGGCGATGGATGCTATTGGCATAAAAAGCTACCGAACTTACATCAAAGCATTCAATGATTTGGTTGAATGGGGGTTCATTAAGGTAATACAATTATCTAAAAATCAGTACAGTTCAAATATAATTGCCCTATCAAAAAATACCAAAGCAAATACCAAAGCACTTGACAAAGCACTGCAAAAGCATAGGCAAAAGCAAGAGCAAAAGCACTGCAATAGCACAGGCAAAAGCAAAGCTAGTATAGATAAACATATAACCTTAGAACCTATTAACCAAGAACCATTAAACAAGGGGAGTGAAACTCAAATCGCTATTGCGGAGGATAAACCTCCGCTTCCCGAAAAAAAAGAGAAAGAGAAATTTAGTCCAAAGTTTTTAGAGGCTTATTTCGATTGGTTTATTGAAAAAAATCAAATGGCTCCGGTGACGGATGCGGCAGGCGGGAAAGCGATAAAGGAAATTGCCGCCTACCTGATTGCCGAAACGAAACGAAGTCATCCCGAGTGGGATGAAGGCCAAATCGAAACAAGCGCAATAGAGGGGTGGAGAATGATCCTCAAGCGATGGGATAAAATCGAACCCTTCCTGCAAAAGCAAACCAAGCTAGTACAAATCCGCAGTAATCTGCAAAACATTATCACCCAAATTAAAAACCCTGAAATCGTAAACAATGGAACAAATAGGCAAAACAATCGAAAAGAACGAATCGACATCGGAAGTCCCGGGTACGTCCCAAGTTGGGAACGTCCCGACTTCCTCGCAGGGAAGTGAAATTACGCTGGCTGGATTCAGAGATGCATTAGAGGCGGAGTTAAAAACCAATTTGGCTAATTTGGAAGTAAGGCACGAAAAGGAAAAGGCTGAACTAACTGCTGTTGCGAATTGGAAATATCAAGAATTGAAAAACCTTTTAGCAATCGCTAACCTGAATAAATCCATCACTAATCAAAATCCTGACAATACAGCCATTTTAGCCGTTACTGAATACTTAGTATCACTCGACACCCAAAACGCTCTAAAAAGTCGCCCTATTCGTTTGTGGAGGGCAGAATTTGGGGATTCAAGGTTTATCTCGATGCTGGTTCAGATTTTGCTCTACTTTTTCCGTCAATTCACCGTCAAGGAAAATTTAACCGAGGTTCAGCTAATGCAGTTAGCCATGCAAATAGTTGCAGGGCGACCGAATATGCGCATGAAGGAGTTGCTTTTAATGCTTCGCAGGGCATCGGAGGGGAGATATGGAAGCACCTACCAGCGCATCGGAATTGACACGTTCAACCAATGGTGCATCCTATTCGAGCAAGAAATCACCATGCAGATTGAAGTTGATAATACAGCCGCCAATCCATCCGAAAAACGCCCGGCTACGGCATGGGAGGAACAAGCCAGTAAGCAGCGGGCATATGAGGTAGTGAATAGGGCGAAAAAAGAATTTTGGGACAATAAAAATGAGAATCAATAAACCAATTCAATAAACTAAAATGATTGTATGAATAATCAAAAACTTTTCGACACACTGCAATCCATTTACGGATCACCACCAACGGATGAAATAATGTCTGAAATCAAATCGGCAATTATCGAGGATGAATTAGCTGACTTTGAAAATTCAATGAGGCAGGCAGAAAGTGAATTGGATGAGGGGGAAGATTTTGATGAAGATGAAATTCACTTTGAAGAATGCGGCGATTGCGATTGTCCAGATGCTTGTATGGATTTTGGATGTGCAGTTAAGCAAGGTATAAGACAAATATCTATCCCATGACCACCCTCTCCATCACCGAATTTAAGCAGCTGGCCAAAAAAAAGCGAGTCGGCAAGCAAGTGAAATCCGAAGGTCACGGCAAGATCAAGGACACTCTTGGCTGGATGGGGGTTCAATTTGTGATAGAGCATGAGTTTCATCCAACACGAAAATGGCGGTTCGACTTTGCTATCCTCGACAAAATGATTGCAATCGAGTATGAAGGCATCCACAGCGATAAGTCAAGGCACACAACCCGTTCGGGCTATGCCGGTGACATTGAAAAATATAATGCCGCCACGAAACTAGGGTGGCGAATCCTCCGCTACCATGCGGGCAATGTGGGGGAGGTGTATGGGGATTTAGAAACGATTTTTAACCAAAAACAATAAATAAAATGAGTAATCTAAATATCACAGGACAAAATCGCCTGTTAGAAATGGCAAAGGAAGGAAGGATGGATTCAGACCTTCAAAAATCAGAAAGGTTCAAAAAGCCAACAGAAAAGGAACTGATTGAAATCGCTATTTTATTTAACGATGGCAAATTAGACCATGAAGCATTATCGCAACTTCTTGCTTATGGGCAATTCATAGTTGATAGGTTATACGAAAATGGCAACATTAACCAACCAACTGAAAAAGAAATGCAGGATGGTTGGCAAGAAATTATAAATCAAACCCCACTGACCGATGGAAAAGATTGAAACAGAAGAACAAAAGCAGGAAAGGATAAAATCACTCATGCAAATAATGGAGGTGATAAAGTCGGGCTATGCGGGCATTATGCCAAATGGAAATATTGTTGACAGGCGTGAATTTCCTAAAGCTGTTCCGATAGCAAAAAATTCAATGTTTAATACACCCGAACCCAAAAAATTGACCGATGGAAGATAAACCGAAATTGATAATTGTGGGCAATCCGTTTCAAGGGGCAATGCAAGAGTATCTTGCTAGTAAGCTGGCAGATAAAATTGATGTGATTATTGTAGAGCCAAACCAGCCTCATGGGAAAACAATCAATGAGATTATGCAGGAAAATTCCGAAACCCTAAAAATTATTGACCATTTCAGCAAGTTAAGGCCGCCAATTGTAGAGCCGATAATTATTGAATTCCAATCCAAATTCATTAACCCAAAACCAAAAAAACGTGGAAGGAAATAAAGAAGTTATTGCGGTTATTCATCCGCCAAAAAATTTGATAATTGACCCTAAATTAGCAATTGGGACAAGGTTTTACCTAATGAAAAGGAATAAGCCGATATTTGGGACTGTTGTTGGTTACAGCATATATGTAACGACAAAGAATAGACCACTTTTGGCAGGGATATTAGGCTTCTTTATAGACATTATGGATTGCAATCCAAGTTCAAATCTTCATTACTCGATAAAATATGAAGTCGAGTGCGGTGCAGAAAGGGAATTAATTGATGGCAATGATTTGCCATTGAAGTTACATGGGGAGCAAATCTACTTTTCACCGGAAGAGCTCAAGAAATCTTTGTTTGATAAAAAATAACCCACCTAAATGAAAAGAATATGAGTAAGAAAGCACCAACCAATCTACATCCAGCAGCTTTATGCGATTGGTATTTATCTCAAACGAATTACTCATTAGAAGGGCGCAAGGGAACTTATTATGCCCCGACTAATGATTCATTTGTGTATGTACTTTTTAATTGTGCAACAAAGCTTTATAAAATAGGGATTACAGAAAATATAAAAGCAAGGGAAAAGCAGATAAGTAACCAATCAGGATGCTATATTGATAGGGTTGTGTATATTAGGTTACACGTTGATTATGATGAAAGTGCAAAATACTTGGAGGGGATGCTCCACAATTTTTTTGAATCAAAAAGAAAGATTGGGGAATGGTTTAATTTGGACTTAAAATGCCTTCTTGCAATTCGGCAATTATTTTACAGCATTGAGGGCGAAGATATGTTTGATGACATTCGGGATCATTGGAAGTTTCATTACACACAACCGCCCCCGACAGATGCCGAGAGCGGAGCGAACCAAACCAAACTAAAACCACCTTTGCAAAGGTAATGAAAAATTGAGAAATTGACCTTTGGCGATATTTTCGTAAATTTGCGGTATGGCAAAGTTTGCAGCCCATATTGATTTTATTGTTCAAAAATTGCGTTTAGGCCAAAAACGTGGCGAAATATTGGCCGAATTTGTCCTAAAGTGGCCAAAGGTATCCGAAAGGACATTCAACAGGAGATTATTTGAGGCTGAAAAGGTCATAGAAGCCGAAATAGCACTTTTGCAGGGGCAAGTAAAGGAAAGTATAGTCAAGGAAGCAGAGCGCGTTACAGGGCAAATTTTGACCGTTTCTGAAAGGCTTGTTATTTTGTCCAACATTGCAAAAGGTGATTTATATATTGAAAGGCCAATAAGCACCCGTTTAGGCATTGAGATGGTGCCATGCCCACCCGATCATGGGGAACGTAAAGCCGCCATTGCCGAACTGAATAAAATGGACGGGGCATACGCTCCGGCAAAGCAGGAAGTGACTGTTTCAGAAAAGCCAACCGATTTAAGCAAATTAAACGATGAAGAACTTAGGCTACTTGCTGAACTCCAATCCAAAAGCGGAACTAGCGAGGCGTAATTTCCTAGACTTCGTTACGTACAATAAAGAGGGGTATCAAGTAAATTGGCATCACGCATTACTCTGTAAATATATCGATCGATTTATAAAGGGTGATATTAAGCGGTTGATGGTATTCATGCCGCCACAACACGGGAAGTCTGAACTTGTAAGCCGTAATTTACCGGCCTACATTTTAGGCAAGAACCCAAAAAGCAAAATAGTATTAGCGTCTTATTCATCCAACCTAGCAAGTTCATTTAACAGGGATTGTCAGCGTATAATTGACGGGGCGCGTTATAGGGAGGTGTTTCCCGAAACCAAGTTAAGCGGCTCAAATTCGGTGACTGTTGCCGGCAATTGGCTTCGAAATAGTGAAATATTTGAAACGGTTGGACACGGAGGATTCCTAAAAACGGTTGGTGTTGGGGGTTCATTGACAGGTACGCCTGCAGACATTGCCATTATTGATGACCCCGTAAAAGATAGCGTGGAGGCGATGAGTGCCACATTTCAATACCGAAATTGGAATTGGTACAATGATGTGCTTTACACCCGTATTCACAACGACACGCGCATATTGATTACTCAAACGAGGTGGGATGTGAACGACCTTTCAGGTAAGTTATTAAAGCAGATGCAGGAAGGTGGCGAGCAGTGGACGGTTCTTTGTCTGCCAGCGGTGAAAACGGATAATGCTAATGGTGATGACCCTCGCAGAATAGGTGAAGCGTTATGGCCTAGCCGCCACAACCTAGACAAGTTAATGCAGGTAAGGGCGCAATCTATTAGGACGTATGAATCGCTATACCAGCAGAATCCACAACCAACACAGGCAGGCGGGGAGTTCTACAAAATGTTTAAGGTCAATAAGCACGTTGGGGATGGATTAAGCCAATATAACTCAACATTGCCGCTCCATCTTACTTTTGACTTTAACAGCAACCCTTACATGACTTTAGGCGTGTGGCAGATATTTGGCAAGCGGGCGGTTAAACTAAAAGAGTTCAACACCGTAACCCCCAACAACACAACTAAAGGTGTGTGTAATGCGTTTAGGGCAAAGTTCCCAAAACATGAAGCCGGTATGTTTATCTATGGTGACCCGAGCGGCAAGAAAGAGGACACCCGCAGCGAAAAGGGATTCAACGATTATGTCATCATTCAGAACGAATTAAAGCAATACAGGCCATCGTTACGTCTGCACAAGGCCGCTCCTCCGGTTGTGATGCGGGCGAATTGGATAAATGAAATATTTGATTGTAACTATGGCGGCATCGAAATACTAATTGACAAAGACTGCCACAACTCAATAGCAGACTATTGCTATCTGAAAGAGGATAGCGATGGAACTAAGCTAAAGGAAAAGGTAAAAGACCCTACAACGGGCGTTACAAGTGAAAAGTACGGCCATAACAGTGATTCTGATGAGTATTTTTTAACATATGCCTTTGCCCAGGACTTCGCCAAATACCAAGCGGGAGATATTGACACCAAATGGAAAGTAGGTAAATCTGCTCCAAATAGAAATGTGTATTGAAAATTGATTAAATTTGCACATTATGGGTTACATCATTCAGGCCGACTATTTAAAAAGCATTCAGAATGCTAATCTCCAGCAGATTATCACCGCTAACCCGGCTGTACAGGATTCGGCAGAAAAGGCTGCACAGGCCGAGGCGTTAAGCTATTTAAGGCAAAAGTACGATGTAGCCAAAGAGTTCACCAATACAACGCAATGGGATTTCACAGCCCCATATTCAGCATACGACAGGGTGTATCTAAATGCCACTGCCTACGCCACCGGAACGACGTATAATATTAACGACCTAGCACTGTACAACAGTAAGGTGTATTCCTGCAACACCGATGGCACGACCGGCACATTCAACCCCGCCTTTTGGGATTTGTTGGGGGATCAATACCAAATATTCTACGCCCTCCCACCTTACCAGCCGTTTAATTACAAGGCGTATTATAACGTGGATGACCGTGTTTATTACAAGGGCAATATCTATAAATGCCTTACGCAAACCACGTTACTAGCCCATGAGGATATTTTGCAGTACCGTGAAACTGAAAACGTGCCGTATAAAAACGTGTGGCCAGATGACCCCGTGTATGGCAAACAGTATTGGTATGATGAAGGAGCGTATCTTATCCCCGCTGCCACCTACCTAATCACAAATGAAGCCTTTTGGAGTGACAGCGATAACCGCGACCAGCAAATGGTCATGTATTTTATTGACATTACCCTCTACCACATCCACCAACGCATTGCCCCGCAAAACATACCTGTCTTGCGTGTTGAGCGGTATCATAATGCCATTGATTGGTTAAAGATGTGTGCTAAGGGTGACGTTACCCCCAATCTACCAATGCTACAGCCGAATCAAGGCAAGCGTATTAGGTACGGGGGTGATATTCGTAATATTAATTCGTATTAACCGAACCATAAACCAAACACCATGAGTTTAGAATTTTTAAACACCATTCTTATTATTGTCATTTTTGCATCTGCTTTATTGCATTTGTGGGAAGCTTGGAAGATGAAAAGAGTGGCTGAAGCTATCGAGTTTCTTACCCCTAATTTAACAAAAGATACATCAATGTTAGACAGGTTAGAATACGTGCTAAAGTACGGCACTTATGGGGAATTGAGCGACTCAAAAAAACAACAATACGAAAAGGAAATAAAGGAATTAGGGTTTTGGCTTGAGAGGAGAAACGGGGAATTAGAGTTTTCCAAACAACAATTTAATGCCATTAATAAAGAACTAAGTAGGGCAATGGAAGTAAACGCTTTGCTACATTCCGCTTTTAATCATTCGCCATTATATGGCAGCGTTTCGAATGATGTTTTTAGATTGCAATTAAGCACTGATTTGCAAAGATTAAAAAGTGAAATTAGGGTATTAAAAGACGAAAAGGAAAAATTAATTAACGAAAAATAGAACGGGAATTCAGAATCGCCACATCAAAAAGAAATAACCCCCAGCCGACCGCCAAACTACCACCAAGTAATCAAGCGGCATGGCACAAGAAAAGACAAACATAATTCAAAGGGTAAGCAATTACCTCTTCCCCACACCACAGAACCCAATTAGCGGCACTGCCTCCGATTGGCGTGGCGGTGAGGACGTAAAAAAGAACTTACGCGGGTACATCACCCCCGTACAGTTGCAGCGTTTACGCCATGACGTTCAGATGTGGCGCAATGCCATCACTGAGGCCGAACAAGCATGGTATCCTCACCGGGTACGGATGCAGCGTATGTTTATTGACGTGGTTTTACAAGGCCACGTATTAGCGTGCATCCAACGCAGGAAAAACTTATCACTTTTACGGGATTGGGAATTTTTAGACGAGGCGGGGAATGAAAACGAACAACTTGAAAAACTATTCGATAAAAAATGGTTTGCCTTGTTTCTCGAGTACGCATTAGAGGCTAAGTTCTTTGGATACTCACTTATTTCTTTGGGTGATGCGGTTAATGATGAGTTCCCCGACCTATCAATTATCAGGCGGTTTAACGTGTCACCTGACCGCTTAAATGTTACCTCATACGTTTACGCCCTTTCGGGTGCGCAGTTTCTAGATGAGCCTTACAAAGATTGGCATGTTTGGGTAGCAACCCCGTCCGATGTCGGAGTGAGCAAGGTAGGGTATGGGTTGCTATATTCCGTTGCCCTTTATGACATCTACATCCGCAATCTGTTAGGTCAGAACGTGACGGCCGCGGAGTTGTACGGTATGCCCATGAGGGTAGGCAAAACGCAAAAGACCGATGAAACAGAACGCGGGGAACTAGAATCGGCACTTGCTAACATGGGTAGTGCAGGGTATGTCCTTTTGGATATGATGGATGAGCTTTCACTTGTGGAGGCATCAAGCACCGGATCGGCTTATAAGATATTTCAAGACTTGGAGGCAAGGCTGGAAAAGAAAATCAGTAAAATATTATTAGGCCATGCCGATGCACTCGACAGCACGCCCGGCAAGTTGGGAGGCGGTCAAGGTGGAGCGGAATCAGCAGCCGGTATTGCACTAATGGAAATCCAATCTGTTGACGGTGCTTTTCTTGAGGATGTTGTAAACGGTGAACTGATCCCTAAGATGCGGGCAATAGGCTTTGTCATTCCTGATGGCGTTAAATTCAAATTCAGCAATAACCTAGAAATAGCCGAAAAGCGTAGGGAGGAAGATGCAGCCAATAAGGTAACTGCCGACATTGCTCAAACCATGAAAAATGCTGGTTTGGCGATGGATGCAGCTTACTTTGAAGAACGTACAGGCATACCTACCACAGCAGCACCGACACCAACACCGGCAGCACCATTCAGCAACAAGATTAAAAACAAGTTAAAAGAATTATACAAATGAGTTGGACATTAACACGAGTAAACAGTACCGGAAGTAACTTCCATTATTTGGGATGTGAAGAGAGCGTAACGGGCGAATTGATTGGTTTAAGCAAGAATTTTACTTGCCAATACAAAGATGGATCATTCACTTTTCGTGATGCGAGCGGAGCATCTTTGACCATGTCAAAAAGTGAAATTGCCAATATCAATGGCACTGACATCACCACGCAAACCGACAGTGAAATATTTGATTTAATCCTTGCCGTATATCCTTGATGAAGTATACCGATAAGCAAATAGAGTCACTACTCACCGCCATTTATGACGGGCGTATAAGCCGCGGCAACTTGCCGGAGGACTTGTACTACGCTATTGGCGAATATTTGGAGCGCGGTGTCATCGAGGGGTTGGGTGGTGTTGGTGCAGTTACCAAGTTCACAGGAAGCAAGGCCGAATTAGCAGCCTCCCTACGTGAAAACGTATGGCTATTTTCGGGCGCTAAAACCTTTCAGACCGTTAGCGCATTGGAGGGGTTACTCACCGATGACGAAGGCGTGAGGTCGTTTAAAGACTTCAAAGAATTTGCACGTAAGGAGTACGACCTGTATAACGACACTTGGGCAAAGGCTGAATACGATACCGCCATAGGACAGGCGCAAAACGCAATCACTTGGAACAACATTGAAGAAACTAAGGATGTGTTGCCGTTGCTTCGTTATTCTGCAATCATTGACCAAAACACTAGCGATATTTGCGAGCCGTTAAACGGTATTACGCTTCCTGTTGATGACCCTTTTTGGGATGTTTATATGCCAGAAAATCATTACAACTGCCGTTGTACGGTCGAACAATTGACCGATGGAGAGTTAACTAATAAGGAAACTTTAAAGGACATACATGAAACGGTCGGCAAAGAAATGAACTCAGCCTTTAAAATGAATCCCGGTAAAACGGGGCAAGTGTTCAGCAACGAGCATCCATATTTTGACGTTCCAAAGGAGTTCAAAAAGGATGCTGAAAACAATTTTGGATTACCAATACCTGATGAAAACGAATAACGATGAAGGAATCAGTAATGTTATTAATAGGGTTATCCAAATCAATACAGGCATTGCATTGGCAAACCAAATCCTATTCAGAACACAAGGCGCTAGGCAAGTTCTACGAATCATTGGAGGGCTTGCTAGATACTTTTGTTGAAACATATCAGGGGCGTTATGAGAGGCTAAACATAAGCGGCCAAATCAATATTAAATCACAGGATTCTTATTCACTTTGCATGAATGTTGTTGCAAGGGTTGTGGAAATGGAAAAGCAATTAGACAAAACAGATACCGACCTATTAAACATATTGGCCGATATGAAACAAGCTGCTAATCACACCATGTATTTAATCACGTTAACTTAATCACCATGAACAAACTAGAAAGAAATAGCGGAATGAATTGGGAGCAGTACGAACGTCAATACGTGCAAGCGGTTGATATGTGTGCCGCTGCGATATTTGTCAACCGTGTGAAATTTATACCGGTAAAGGCTATTTATCTTTGGCCGTTAATGTATGAGCAATTCAAATGGTGGGCAGAAAAGAAGATGAAGCGTGAAATAATGCCAGAGGAGGGGTTAGAATTTGACGGTGTTCGCATCGAAAAGGGGGATAAATCACAGGCCACCCCGTTATTGATTGAACTATGGGACAGTGCAAAAGAAACGCAAAAGGCTATCATTGAATTGACTAAGTACCAAAAAATGGGCAAGGCATAAAAATGGCAAGTAAGTTTAATTTTGATAAGGTGATAGGCAATATCAGTCGGCTCAAAAGGTCGATTCCTATTGTCGTTGGAAACGAAACTAAACGCTATTTTTTGTCATCATGGGATAAACAGGGATGGGATGGTGAAAGATGGAAAGACCCACAGCGATTGAGCAAGAAAGGAACTTCCACGCGCCTCCGTTCGGCTATATTGGTACAGTCCGGTACACTTCGCAGGGCGGTTAATAACAGCCTTGTAAGTCAAACATTTGAAAAGATTGAATTTGCAGTTAAGGACGTGCCTTATGCAGCAATTCACAACGATGGATTGCCAATGAAAAACGGGAAACCGATGCCAAAACGTAGGTACATGGGGCAAACAAAGGAACTGACTAAAATTCAACTAACCACCGTAAAAAAAGAATTTGACAAGGTATGGCGAGGCTAAAGGATGTATTTGAGGATTTACTAGCCAAGATAGCAGGATCAACTACTATCACCTATACCCGTGTGTGGAATAATCAGGTGGAACTGCAACAGGAAGGAGGCATCTATTCATTCCCTTCCCCCGCTGCATTTGTCGAAATCGCATCTGAAAAGGAACAGTTGGGATTAGGCTTTGTTGGTGGAGATATTACCGTAAAGGTTCACATTGTCCACGTGCAATATGATGCCGGGGATGGTACTTTTGAACAGAACTACGATGTATATGCCCTACGTGACCAAGTCATTCAGGCATTGACCTACTATGAGCCGGTAGGATGCAGCGGAATGATGTTAATTGATGAGCAACCCGACTACAACCACAACAACGTGTATCATTATACGGTGTCGTTTATTTGCAGCTTCATTGATGCAACGGGTGACCAAACCACCACTCAAATAATTAAAGACCCGCCAACGGATTTGGAAGTTAACGGAACAATAGTAAACAGCATATAATGGCAAGGACAGTCGCACAAATACAGGCACAAATCATACAATATAAGCAGGGGCAGACAGCCCTTGACGGATTAGATAGTACTTCCAAGCGTGCCATTTGGCTGCTATGGACATACATCACAGCCGTTGCTATTGCGGTGTTGGAACAGTTAATAGATGCCTACGTTGCCACCGTTGAAGCGTTGGTCGCTCGCTCATCTGCTTCATCTGCTTTGTGGATTCAGGATAAAATGTTTAAGTTTCAATACGATGCAACCGATCCTCAGGTGGTTCAACTAATTGACACCGTACCCACCTACCCGAATGTAGATGCCACCAAACGAATTATAACAGCGTGCAGCGTTACGAGTGACCTAAGTAATGCCGTTAATATAAAAGTGGCTAAGAGTGACCCTTATGTGGCGTTATCTGGACCGGAACTATCAGCCGCTCAATCCTACATTACTACCATTGGCACGGCAGGCATTAATTACGTGGTTCAGTCAAAGGATGCAGACAAGATTTATATTGATGCAACGGTGTACTATGCTGGTCAATATGCAGCGGTAATTGAAAACCTTGTCATTACGGCATTAAACAATTATTTGCAGACATTGAGCAAAATCAACTTCAATGGTTCAATCAAAATGAGCGATTTAGAGGCGGTTATCAGGAACGTGGAGGGCGTTAATGATGTGGTGATGAATAACGTCAAAGCGCGCGCTGATGTGGTCGTATTTGCCAACGCAACACCATTAATAGTAAACACGACTATCGTGCAACGTCTTTACAATCCGATAGCGGGTTACATGGTTCAAGAAACAACAAGCGGGCAGACATTTGCCGACTCACTCACATTTATTGCGCAGTAATGGGATTGTTCGATATAAATTTCTTCAATAAAGTAATCGAGTGGACACCACCCGACAAACGGGATGCCATTAACATCGCATGGTTGAGGTCGTTGGTGAAGCCTATTCAATTTTTAAGGGATAAGATATTAGGTGATTACCGCGTGGGCAGTTCTTATCCTCAATGGGTGGCCGGTACGTATGCAGACGGGCAGCGGGTGAGGTATAAGCAAGTGGTTTATATTTCCACCATTAACGGCAACACCAACCAGCCCCCAGGCGAAGGGTGGGAAGTGTATTTACCTTCCTTTATTGGCGTTGATGAGCGGGTGAAATTTGACGGCATTAAATTGACTTTAGAATACGCTTTGAATGAGTATTACACCACATCATTCAGACAGCCGCCACTTGTAAGCGATATTTACATCACCACTAACACGCCCGTAATAGTTGGTTTCGTTGTTGGTGAAACCGAACCGTATTGCAGCGATGTTGGGGTGAACATTTCGAGTGACTTTGTTGCGCCCTTATCACCATTCTACACGCAATATAATTTCACTATCCATATTCCCGTTGCCGTTTACGCCTTGACAAATGAGGGAGAGGTGAGGGGGTTTGTAAATAAATTAATTCCGATCGGTTTAACCTATAACATTGTAACATATTAAGCTATGCCTAAAATATTAGATAATCAGTACATTACCGGAGCGGTTCAGCAACCTATCAAAAAGGGAACGCT